CTTCTTCAATGGATTCTTCTGAATCAGACACTTCTTCCAATTCGGGTGGTGGAACAAATGGTTCTGGGTGGTCTGGGCAATTGCCTGCTAACTGTCTACACCCAGGGTGGGTGCAAACTGTCATCATGTTTTCACGCATTTTCATAGCATGCAACAAGGCTTCTTGATTTTCCTTGTGTTCATTGAAATCTTCGATGGCCCATTGAATACACTCACTCATAGACACATCAACCATCTTCTTTCCACGCCACGTAATAGGTGAATAAGAGGCTACTGTCATGAGATTCTGCGGTTTCACCGCAAATTCAATAGTGACTGTCCAAATATCGTCAAACATAGGTGGTGTGTAAACACCATCCTTTGTGTAATGTTTTCTAACTTTGGATGAATCAATACCACATGGAATCGATCCTTCGAACTTTTGGAATTCAGGCTTAGCTTTCACGGTTAGACAAATCAGTCGACGTTGGATCGAATAAGGGCAGTTCGAAAACATACCAGCATCGAGGTCTTTCTTGTTTGTCGTTGCCATAGCAATCCATGGCTCCACGAAGCATTTTCCTTTCGCATCAAGTTCAGCTTTAGGTGCGTAGTACATTTGATTGTTAATAACATCAATGATGGCACGCGTAGGTGGACGTTCCACGAACGCTGCTTTATCATTCGAGACATCATCAAAAATCATGACAAGTTTGTCTGATGTCCAATTGGACATAAACTTGTCGGCAGGGTTGTACGCACATCTGTACTCTTTGTCAATGGGCATGCCTTGACTTGTGAGAACAGCGTCAATGAGTTGATCACCAAGTGTAGTTTTACCTTGGCTACTTTCACCAAAAAGCTCAATGGCCCAGGGGGAATGTCGAACTCCCGATGCAATTTTCATGGCTACAAAGTCATTTTGCATGGTGAGAACTTTCATCACCTTGTCCATCACAAGCTTTTTGTCCAATCCTCGTAAGGAATGGGAGAGGTTGATGAGTGAAGTGGATAATCGATTTAATCGCTTTTCAAATTCTTGATCTGACATGTCAGCAAATTTTCGCAAATTGCCATTTTTAACAAGATCAAACCAAGCTGTCACGCGAGCATATTCGTTATCCAATTCCATCGCAGTACGGTCATTGACAAGCAAAGGCTTCAATGAGCCAGTTTGGAAACAAAGATAAGCACCTTCAGCGAAGAAAATCACAGTCTCGAAAATCGCCTCAGCGACATCAACGGCAGACATATGTTTCTCACACAAATCAGGTGCAAATAATTTGAA